AACAGCAACAACCTATGCTGTTGACTCTGAGATTACACAGACAGTTGGTGTTGGTTCTACTGCGATTGGATATGTTGCATCTTGGGATAAAGTTACTGGAGTGTTGAAGTATTATCAACCAATGGGTCTTGCTTCTAGTGAAACTGGATACAAGATTATTCCTTTCACTTCAAATCCTGATGCTGGATATGGACTTACGATTAGTGGATCATCAGTGGTTGGTTCTTTATTAGAGATTGATACGGCGTATAACGGTGTCAGTACCTCAATAAATAATAAAGTATATCAACTTGGTATGAGTTTTAGTGCTGGTATATCATCAGCGGAATTCAATACTAAGTCAGGTGAAATAATTTATATCGATAATAGAGCTGCAATTCCTCGTTCTGCAAGTCAGAAAGAAGACATCAAAATAGTGCTGGAGTTTTAAAGAAAAATGCCACAAAATACCAACTTAAATTCATCTCCATACTTTGATGATTTTAATGAGTTAAAAAACTATCAAAGGGTACTATTCAAACCAGGCTTACCTGTACAGTCTAGAGAACTTACAACACTTCAATCTATTCTACAGAATCAGGTTGAAAAGTTTGGTAAGCACTTTTTTAAAGAGGGTTCTGTCGTTATCCCAGGCCAACTTGCATATGATAACGAATATACTTGTGTTCAAATTGATGACAGTCACTTAGGTATTCCTGTATCCCTTTACTTAGAAAATTTAAAGAACAAAAAAATTAAAGGTGAAACTAGTGGTGTTACTGCAAAGGTAGAAGGATATATTACAAATAGAGAATCAACAAAAGGAGCATATACTTTATACATCAAATATCAAAGTTCTAGTGATACTGATTTCTCAAGAAAAACATTTGCAGATGGAGAGAACTTACTTTTAGAAGAAGATCTAAACTACTCTCTTTCTAGTATCAGATCTGGTGCTAGTTTTGCAACAACACTCATATCAAATGCAACTGCAACTGGTGCTGCAGCAAAAATTGCATCTGGTGTATATTTCATTAGAGGATTTTTTGTAACCGTTTCAGATTCAACAGTAATTCTAGATCAATATTCTAATACACCTTCATATAGAATAGGACTACTGATAACTGAAGAACTTGTAACTGCTTCTGCTATAGACAATGATCTATATGATAATGCAAGAGGATTCTCAAACTTTGCAGCGCCTGGTGCTGACAGATTTAAACTATCTACATCTCTAATTAAGAAATCTCTTACAGATCTAAATGATGAGAACTTTGTAGAATTGATGAGAGTGGAGAATGGAGTTTTACAGAAGTTTGTTAAGTCTGGAACTAATCCTGATAATTTAATTCGTGATGAGTTAGCAAGAAGAACATTTGATGAGTCTGGAAACTATTATATCAACCCATTCCCAATATCAACTAAAGAGTGTTTAAACAATAGAATAGGAAACGATGGAGCATTCTACTCTAGTCAATTAACACAACAGGGAAATATTCCATCGGATGACTTAATGTGTCTGTCCATAGGGCCAGGAAAAGCATATGTAAGAGGATATGAAATAGAAACTCTTAATACCACAACTGTAGATGTTCCTAAACCTCGCACCACTCAAAAGATTGTCAATGAGGCGTTACCATTTAGTGTAGGTAGACAAGTTGAACTTAATCATGTAAGTGGTTCACCCCCAATTGGTGTTGGAACAGATTCTCATGTAAACCTATTCAATAAAAGAACTGTTACAGTTGGTGAAGGTAATGGAACCCAAGTTGGTGTTGCTAGAGTTTATGACTTGAAATTGAAAAATGTAGGTTATGCTGATTCCTCTACTGTCTTTGAATCATCTCTGTATGACGTTCAAACGTTTACATATCTACAATTAAATACACCAACTACTGTACCCCTTCCAGCATACATTGAGGGACAAAACAGTAATGCTGTGGGATTCGCATATACATCTTCCAACAACTCTAGTCAGATTACTTTATACCAAGTAAACGGACAATTCCAAGTTGGAGAAGAAATTTTTATTAATGGTGTTACTGCTTCTAGAAGTATTACGGAAGTAGAAGACTATGGAATGGAGGATGTTAAACAATTAGTTGGAAATGATCCAACAAATTACAAGTTTAGTGCAGATCCTATCTTAAGTCTTGGTCACTTGATTGCTCCTATTGCAACACAATTTACAGTAAGTGCTAAGTCTGGTGGTGCATCTACAATCACATCTCCAAGTGCAAACTTTGCTAACATTGGAATTAAAACTGGGGACATTATTCAATACAGTATTTCAGGCAATACTGTACCAACTTACAATAGTGTTACTGCTAAAACTTCAACAAGTATATCTCTTGAAGCTATATCTAATGTAACTAATGTGTGTTCTGGTGAATTACCATCTAATGATACAACAGTAAATGATTTATTTAAAGTAACTTTAGAAGTTAAGAACAACTCTAAGGCATTTTTATTCAGTGATTTAACAAAAAATAATGTTGCAAGTGTAGATACAAATGGCGCTGATCTCATCATCAAAAAATCATATAATATAACTGTGGCAAGTAATGCTTTCAGTGGAACATTAGAGACTGATTCTGATTTAACTTTAGAACCTTTTGATGAAGAAGATTACAATTTGACATTCAAATCTACTGGTGTAGTAGAACCACTTACTAATCAAAAACTAACAGTCAGTGGTAGAACAGTCACTTTATCTGGATTAGACACTGCTTCTGGTGCTGCTGTGTTAACAGTAACTTGGAAGAAAGTAAATGTAAAACCAAAATCTAAGGTATTTAAGAGAGCGACAACATATACAGTTAATCAATCCAATAAAACCCAGTCAGGCACTGGATTAATGAAATTGAACGATGGATTAACATATAGTACAACCTATGGTAATAGAGTTCAAGATAGAAGAATATCTTTGGGAGTTTGTGACGTTGCATATGTTCTTGCTGTATTAGAATCATCCACAACATCAGATCCACAGTTCCCAGTTCTTCAACTTACTAATTTAAACTCTAACATCTTAAATGCGTTACAGGGAGAAGCTATAATTGGTAAGAGTTCTGGTGCATCTGCTATTTTTGTTTCTACAAATGGTAGTAATGAAGTTGATTTTGTTTATCAAAACGAAAACACTTTCCAAGTTGGTGAAGAAGTTACTTTTGAAGAGACAAATGTTCAAGGTATAGTTCAGACATTTATTCCTGGCGACAGAGATATTAGAAATAACTTTACATTTGATCCTGGCCAGAGATTAGACTATGTTGATTTTTCAGCTATCGAAAGGAAACAAGGTTCTGAGGCTCCTACTAGAAAATTAACTATTGTTTATAATAATTACATTATTGACGATTCAGACCCAGGCGATTTTGTAACTGTAAACTCGTATGATTCTGATTTATATTCCGATTCTCTACCTTTTATCGGAGGAAGATATGGTTCAGATATCATTGACTTAAGACCAAGAGTTGTTGGATCAGTTGCTGGTAGAGCTCCTTGGGAGTTTAGTGCCAGACAGTTTGCGCCTGGATCATCATCCTCATCTCATATTGTCGCAAAAGATAAATCTTTCAACTTATCATATGAATATTATCTTGGAAGAATTGACAAGTTATTCTTAAGTAAAGAGGGTATCTTTACTTTATCTCAAGGTGTTCCATCTGAGTTACCAAAACTTCCAAACACTATTGATAATGCTTTGGAAGTTGCAACGATTCAACTTCCTCCATATGTCTATGATACTAGAGAAGTAGGCTTAACTCTTGCCAAGTATAAGAGATATCGAATGAAGGATATCAATCAGCTTGAAAATAGATTGAAGAACGTTGAATATTACACTTCATTGTCTCTACTTGAAGTAGAAACAGGTTCAATGTCTCTTAAAGATCCTCAGACTAATCTTGATAGATTCAAGTCTGGTTTCTTTGTTGACAACTTTAAATCCGTATCTAGTGGTGATGTAACTAATAGACAATACAAATCATCTATTGATGCTGTTGAAGGTAGATTGAGACCACAACATTATACAACATCTATTGACTTATTACTGGGATCAGAAGCAATTGTTGGTGCTGCAACATCTTCAAACCCATCTGCTGATTTCAGATATGCAGAAGATCTTGGTGATTCAAACGTCAAGAGGATTGGTGATGTCGTATGTTTAAATTACGATGATACTATTTTCTTAGAAAACAAGTTTGCAACTCGTATTGTAAACGTAAACCCATTTGCTGTTGTTAACTGGATTGGACAGGTAGAATTAAATCCTGCCACAGATACATGGATTGAAACCAGAAGAACTGCTGCTACCTATGATATTGAAGGTAGTTTCAACTCCACGATGGGAATCACTGGGGCTGATAGTAATACTGGTCTCTCACCTGTTGATTGGGGTTCATGGGAAACAACATGGACTGGATCAAGTTCAACTTTAGGGCCAACACTTTACAGCGATACTAAAACTAAACTTACTGGTTCTTCAACAGTAAGAGGTAAGTATGTTTGTGGTAGAGGTATTCCCATTACTACAACCAAAAATTATCAGGATGCCAAGACTGAATTTAAAGAAGAGACAACCACAACAACTACAAACCAAACAAGACAAGGTATACAGTTCCGTGTTGGTGAAAGATTTGATACTACAAGTCTTGGTGACAAGGTTGTAAACACAGAAGTTATCGCTACTATGCGATCTAGAAATATTGAGTTTGTTACTAGAAGACTGAAACCTAATACAAGACTTTATCCATTCTTTGATAATATTGACATGCAGAAGTATGTCATACCTAAACTTGTAGAAATTACAATGGTGAGTGGCACATTTGGTGCTGGTGAAATTGTAGAAGGAAGTAGGCCAAATAGTAATACTGATGCAATTAGATTCAGACTTGCAAATCAGAATCACAAATATGGGCCATATAATAATCCTTCTCAAGTTTACAAAGAAAATCCATATGATCCCGCTTCTAGTATTTCATCCACATATTCATCTACAACTACAATACTAAACGTAGATACTGCATCACTAGAATTACAAGCTGCATCTGGTTTCTATGGTTATATTGCTAATGGTATGAAGTTGATTGGTCAGTCTAGTGGAGCTATCGCAATAGTAACTGCAATCAGACTGATAACTGATAAGTCAGGAACACTCATCGGATCATTATTCTTACCTGATCCCACAGTTCCTTCTGCACCCACATTCAGCACAGGTACTAAGACATTTACATTATCAACAAGTTCTACTAACTCAACCATTTCAGGATTCACAGATAGTTCAGGTGAGGCAACCTTTACTGCATCTGGTACATTGCAAACTGTAGAGGCATCTACTTTGAGAATGAGAAATGCAGATGTTCAAAGAATACCTCAATCCGAAGATAGAACTCTCACAGACACAAGTAAGAGGTTGACTGTAGGTACTACATTTACAAATAGATCCACCACCCAAACAAGATGGGTTGACCCTCTCGCTCAGTCATTTGAAGTTCCCGATATCAATGGAGTATTCCTTACTAAGTGTGATGTTTACTTCCAAGCAAAAGATACAAATCAACTACCAGTTACTTTACAGGTAAGAACATTAAAGATAGGTTTACCTACACAAGAAATCTTACCATTTGGTGAATGTATTCTTGATCCTGATCAGGTAGTCGTATCTGATGACGCATCTGCTAAGACAACGTTTACATTCCCTTCACCTGTTTATTGTGAAGGTGGAGGTGAATTTGCTTTGGTTCTTCTATCTGCATCTAATGAATATTTTGTTCATATCTCTAGGATGGGAGAAGA